CTAAGGTATTATTAAGCTCACTAAATCCAGTATCATAACCTAATAACTCACCGCTTTGTGCTTTATCTCTTGAGTAGTTTAACGATAAAATGACGTCAGTTATTGTCTTTTCATGGATATTACCATACTCTTGTAAAGCTATAAGTTTACTATTGACTGCAGAAAGTAAATCTATAGCTTGACTATCGTTGTCTAAGCATTCATATTCGCTTTGTTTAAACAGCATAAATGCTTCTCGTTTCTTATAAACCTCAATAAGCATCTCAATATGGCTGTTGACGTTATGTGCTCCAGTTACATTATCAGTTAACTTAGATAGGTAAAATGCACCTCCTAATTCCTTATACGCCTCATCATCTTTAAGTTTTTGGTTTAGGGTGGTTATGTCTACATAAACGCCATCATCGTACATCTTTTTTACTACGTCAAAGATTTTTTGGTGGCCTAAATCATAAAATACTTCTGTTTTTAAGTGTCCAACAACTAATGGCAATGTTCTTTTATCCATCAATATTGCACCAAGTATGCTTTTTTCTAACTCTCTGCTTTGTGGTAGTGTTACTAATTCCATTATTTAAGGCTTATTTTAGTTGTTTGTTGTGTAGTAGGTGTAAACTGATTGCTATTTCTTTTCCATGTTCTTACTGCTGCTTTCCAATCCTTCATAGGATTTTTACCTATCAACCATCCTCTTGCTTCGTAATGGTCTATAAATTGTGAGCCATCTAAAGTAAATCCAATTTCCTTAGAATATTCATTTATTTGTTCAGCAGTAGGCCTTATAAATGTATTCTTATTGTTAGTATTATTGTTAGGTAAAGTTTTTTTACCAGTTTCGGTAAAGTTTTTTGACCGTTCAAGTAAAGTTTCTTTACCATCGGTAAACTTTTTGTAATCGTTTATATAACTCATAAATACTGACGTTACTCGTAAGTGTTTTGTTGTAGGATTTTTATAAACCAACTCTTTTTCTATTAATGAGTTTATAATGTTAATTACAGATTGTTTAGATAAATCTAAATCCTTACCCATGGTTTCTTTGCTCATATAGCACCATAAGGTATCATTGTTCTGCATACGCATAATCGTATCTAATACGCAGTATTCATTACATGATAATTTAAAATCCTTCCGTACTGGATGAATTATTGTTGTGTAAAACTGTGACATAAGGTTATTTTTTAATACGAAACACTACTAATCGATTTTGATAGGTAAATCTTTTCTTTTGTAGTGGGTTAAGTGCTTCACGTATTGCTTGTGCGTTAATGTTGGTCTTTCTGTTGGCTGCTGCTATCGATATAAACTGCTCTTCTTCTTTGTTATCAAGGTAAATCATCCTAACCTTAATAGAGTTCTCGAATCCTCTTGGTTCTAAATCTAATCCCATTGATGATGCGTTTTAGTTCGTAAATAAGGTTTGCTGTAAATAGTATTGTAAATGCTAAGGGTAATGAAATTAGTATAAACTTTACTAACTCATAGATAAATATTAGTGTTTTGTTCATAAGTAAAGATTAAAATAACCACCCCAAGTTCCCGTAATTACTATCTGGTTAAAAATATTTAATTTCTTGAGGTGGTATAAGTTTACTATTTGCCTTTAGGCGTTATAGGTGTTGTAGGTTTTTTTGTACTCTTATCAAGCCACTTTAATATTTCATCTGCTCTTTCAAACAGCTTACTATCAATGCCAGAACTTAAAGCTACCCATAGAGCAAACTGCTCATTGTTCATTGTTGGTTGGTTCATATTATTTTTTTAGTGAGATTTTAAATGTGGTTGTGCTATACTTAGGAGCTGGGTATATATACTCTCCAGTCTCTGGGTCAACCAATGGTTCTTTGATTGTTTTAAGTAATGACTCTCTTTCTTTTTGCTTAAACTTAATAGCCTCTAATTCTTGGTTCATTTTAAGCCAAGTATAGTCACCATCATAAGCATACTTTACTCCAGATTCAAACTTACTTACTTCTGCTCCTAAGACCTCTGCTTTGCCTTGAGGATGCGATGAAAGGATATCTACCACATCTTCTTTTAAATCGGCTCTAATGCCATCTAAAAGCTGAATGATAGCCTCTGCTTTAACAAGCATCTCAAGTGGGTTGTCTCCAGTCTCTCTAAAATGCTGTACGATAGTTTGTTTTAGCAACTCAATGCTAAACTTTGATGGTTCGATAGAACTGAGTTCTACTTTTGGTAATAATTCTAAACTCATAATTTTATTTTTTTGTTAGGTTTTCTTTTTTCATGGACAATATTTTCATTAAATCCTTATCTGAATCAAACCAATGTTTATGTGTAAAATAAATGTCAGTTAATTGTTTAATTTTAGTACAATTTGCTATATCCATCATTATATCTTCTTTAATAAATGGCATTTCTTCTAAAACTTCAGCAATAACTTCTTTATTAGAATGATTTTGTGGTTCAGATTGTACTTTTACTTTAACTTCTTGTACTGCAAAGTCCATTTCTTCTGCTGGTGTAGCTTCAAATCCTGCAGCCTTCATTAACCAAGCAAGTAAGTTACGATAAGCCTTACCGATTGCTCTTGTCTGTGCCATAGATAAGATTGCATACTCATCAAATCTCTTTTTGCTATGCTCAAAGTTGCTACAGATTGCTACTCCAGTAGCTACTAACTGACCAGTATTAATATTTCGTACTTCGCATTTAGCCATGTACTTTATTTCTACTTGACCAGGTTCTGTGCCTCTTCGAGTTAAGTCCGTAGTTTCTGTAATAATCGGCATTAACCCTAAAGAAGCTCCAGCAAACATCCAGCCTTCAACATTTACATATTGTTTGCCTTGTATGTTTGAACTTAATTTCTTTTCAATAATAAGTCTACTGAGTTCAGTTGATAAACTTAACATCGAATCTTTATTTATTAAAGAATATGATGGTTTTTCTAATTGATTATTTTCTTGCATTGTGTTTGTTTTAAACGTATTTTAATGTTGTGTTATTTTTGTCATGACCATTTAACATATTCCTAAGTGTTGCGTAGTTTATGTGTTTGCATAATGCAGCTTCCTTAGCAGAATCATAATATAATCCACTTTTAGTGTCAATTACTTTCTTTGAATTAGCTTTCTTAGTTGCTTCTATAACATTTTTATTTAAGCCATTATCGTAGGCGTGTTTTGTATTTTCAGAAGGTGTAACCCATTCTAAATTATCAATATGGTTGTCTAACTTGTTCCCATTTTTATGATTTACTTGCATATAGCTTTCTGTTAATGAAAATCCTAATGGATTAAAAAAACAAGCCACTAATCTGTGCACGAAAAACATCTTCTTTTTGCCATTAATCTGTAAGCCAACTGTTGCATAACCATTTTTGACTCTTTGTACTAATGTTTTACCATTAATACCCATTACATAACCATGACTTGTTATAGAATAACCATGTAATTCATTTGGAGATTTAACATACTCTATACCATCTCTGAGAATAGGATTAGTTAGTTCTGTGCTCATAATTTAGTTTTTTGGTTGTGTTAATTGATTGGTTAAAATAGGATGCTTCTACTATTGGATTGTGTTCCCAATAGTTTACTAATCTACTGATTAGGTTGTAAGACTCTTGGCTGTAGTTAATCTCATGTAGAATTTTAGCTACAAATAGCTTTTTGTCTTGTTCTGAAAGTTGGTGAAATGTAGAATACATAGTGTTTGTTTTTATTTGTCTGAATATAATTTAGGTACCTTAATCTTTTTTCTTACTTCAAGATATTTCTCCATGTAATATGGCACTACTTCAACATCGTTTGCAAAAGTGTTTATGCCATGTAAAACTGTAGTTCTATCTCTTTTAAAGTATGGGGCTATTTGAGCAGATTTTTGTTTATAGTGAACATGAAGGATATAAAAGCACATATTTCGTGCAAGTACATTCTCTCTATATCTGCCTTTATTTGTAATCATAATAGGCCTTATTTTAAAAACATTAGCCGCATGATTAATTACATTGTCTACTATTGACTTATCTACCTCATAGTTTTTTGGTCTTAGTAAAGACTTGCGTGTCATTCTAAATTTCGCTATAGTCATTGATTTGGTTTTTAAGTGCTTCTAACTTGTTTGCGTAGTAGGTTTTTACTATCTCAACTGTCTCATAATCGTGCTTCTCTAATCTTGTCTTTAATAGGTATGGTGAAAGTCCAGTGATAGCACAGATTTTTTTCATGTCTCCATGTCTCAGCATTGCTCTATAATCCGTTACTTGAATCATCTTGTAGTTGGTTGTTTTGGTTAATTAATACTTGTCCTGCTTCTGTTAATGGTCTACAGAATAATGTGAAAGCCTTATCTCCGTCCTGGAATGTTACAGTTGTTTCTTCTGTATTAGCAAGTACTAATCTAATAGCTGGTTCCTGGCCATCTATCTTTTCGTTAGTTGCTGCGAATACTTGTGGCTCATTATCGCCAAACTTAAAGCACCACTCACAAGGGAAAATAGGTGTTAATTCTCTTTCTACTAATTCTACTTCTTGGTTGTCCATGTTTATTTGTTTTTGTTATAAATTTTTAAGTGACGGTCTATGCCTTGAACTGCTGCATCAAGTGAGGCGTAATAGCTATGTCTCCAATAAAACCATTTACCATTTAGTATCATGTTATCCCATTTGATAATCATGCCTTTGTAGGTGTATTGTTTTGAGATTCTGCCGTTGCTGTTTACATAAGTAAACTCTTCTTTAATGCCTTTCTTCTTTTGTTCAAGGGATAGTTTTTGATTCATTTGTTTAGTTTGATGGGATTAGTACCTCGAACAAGACTTTCTCTTGGCTCTTAGGTTGTCCTTTAATCATGTTGCTGTATATTGAATACGCCTTATCATAATCTTTGGACATTGACCCAGAGACAATCATTCCGTCTTGTCTGGTAAAATAAAAAGTTTCGTTTAATAAAAAGTCGAGTTCTTCGATAAATTGTAGGTTTTTCATGTTATTGGTTTTTTGGTGTTGTTGTTGTTTCTTCGTTGGTTTCTTCTTCATCTTCCCAGTCGCAGTACTCTAAGCATTCTGGACATAGGTTAATTTCTGGGTAGTTGGTGTGTGCTCCACAGCAAGTAGAAAATGGCATAGTTATTTGTTTTGATATGTTTCATTATAATATTCTTCTGGATTATAATCATTCCATTGATGGTCTGCTATCCCTTTATCATAAGCATCAACTATCTGTTCTTTTTCTCTTTCAATTAAATCATCCGCACATTTTATATAAAATGACAATAGTTCTTGTTCTTCATGAGTAGATGCACTATTTTGGTATAAATGAAAAGTCGAAATTAATTGCTGCATGGCTGTTTTCATATCTAAGGTTTTTTGGTGTTTAGTTTAGATAATCGGCTGAAATAAGTTTTTGGGTCACCTATTTTAGCTTTGTTCATGTTAGACTCATACTCCACTGGATGTATGCAGTTTTTTGTCTCGTGATTGTAATAGGCTTGTTCGCCTTTGTCAATCTGTATGCCAGTTATGGCACATTTCATTGGATGGGTTAAGGTAATTAATTGGTGCATGGATTTTGGTTTAGTTTGGTAAAATTATATATTATTTGCGATATTTTAAGATTATTTTGCTAAATTTTTGTTAAAACGTAAAAGATTTTTGTCAGTAAAAAGTTTTTGTCACAGATTTTTAGGGGATTTTTAGAGGGTTTTTGCTGGATTTTTGGGGAGTTTTTGCATGGGGTTTTTGGCAGATTTTTGGCACTATATAAGGGTACTTTATAGCACATTTAGTCAGCTTTTACCGATATGCAAGGGCAAGGCATAGCTAAAATGCAATTAAAGGCACTTTATAGGCTTAAATTTGGCTTAACTTATTTGGATAGTATAAAGATACCAACCGCAAAGAAAGTGGCTAAAAACGGCTTATTTTGCTAAATATTCCATAAACATTAATTTGGCCATAATTTCAATTCTAATTTTTGAGTCAGTAGCCTTTGCGATGTTCTCGCAATCTTGTGTACTTAATTCGCCTTTAAATAGGCTAAAAATAGTACTCAAAAGGCTTTTTCTTGACATTCTCGGCAATCTTTTGCGGATTGTGTCTACTTGCTTTTGTGTCATTGTTTTGTATTTGGTTTATACGGGTAAGCGGGGGAACTTACTCCGTTTCGGGGAATCTTACCCCTCATCAGTAAACCCTAAATAAGTTCCAATCGGTAGCCGATGCTTTGTAGTTCATTAAATAAATCTAAGTACTCAAGCATTGTGGCTTCTCTGCATTCTTTTGCGTAGTTTGGATGGCATGCCGAATGCTGTCCAATATGAGAATAGCAGGTCTTTGTATTATCGCACCAAACCTCTTCGGGGAAATAAGCCATTAAATCTTGATTTCCTTCATGGTATAAAAATTTTACTTTGGTTTTCATTGTGTTTTTTTTATAGGTAATTAAATGCAACCCTCTTCAATTTCAATCAAATGATGTGCTATCTCATACCAGTTGACATCGTTGGTAAATGCCAATGCGTAATCAATTACAATTTGGCTTTGTGTTGTTGTTTGTTCCAAGGTTTCCTCAACATAGTTTCTTAATAATTGAGAAAGCTCGTAAACGTCAGTTTCATGTTGAAAAGGGTTGAAGCCGTCAAACCATTCCAAAGCAATACGCCATGTGGCGTAATTGTGCCATCCGTTGTAAGTTGTTCTTGTTTGTTGTTGTGTTTGTGTGTGTGTCATTGTGTTGTATTTTAGTCGTTAAAAATTATTTCATATTGTCTTTGCAGGTCTTTGTCATTGTAAGTATTAAAGCCACCTTTTGCAAAAAATTCTATTAACTCATTTTTTGTATCGTAGCATCCCAGTAGATACTCAATTTCAAATCTTGTAAGTTCTTTTATCATTTCTTCTCTTGTTGTTGTGTTTGTCATTGTATTAGGTTTAAATAGATTATATGCAAAGATTTATTTTTTCCTTTAAGTCTTGTAAAAAGTTAAGCATACATTGATACTCGTCAATTTCGCCAACATTAAAAGTTGATTTGTCAAACATATCAAACAAAGCAAGGTCGTTGCCATGTTGTATATCGTATGCGGTTTGATTTGGGAGTATTAATATTCTAAGGTTAACGAATAGATAAAAAGAGTAGTTCATGTTATTAGGTTTTATTTTTTGTAATTGGTTAACTCTTGCCAGATAGTTAAAGCAAGGGTATAAACTAAGATACCGCCAATGAATAGGCTGATAAGTTCTAAGAGTGTTACGTGTGTCATGTTTATTTTATTTTGGTAATTAGGTAATCAGATACTAAGCGGCCAACGTTTCCTAATATAATTATAAAAAGAACCATTTGCCATACTAAAAGAAAGTTGCTTAAGTGTTGCATAAATAGTTTATTAATGTTTAAAAATTATCCCATTCCGCATTATGTATTAATGCTTGAGACATTGTAGAAAGTTGTAAATAAGATACATTTAAGGTTCTTGCATATTCTATTGCGGAACCTAAATCAGTAAAGGTTTTACCATCTTGAGTAGTTAGTAAATACCAGTTTTTTAACTTTGGTTTGCTATAGAATATGGCATTAAATTGGCCATCTTTAATAGCTTTGTGGATTGTTTTTTTCATTGTGCTTTGGTTTAATGATACCTAAAAGTACAACTAATAAATGAAATAAACTAAAATAATATAAAATATTATTAAAATTATTTTGATAAGATTTTATACCAGTAGTAAAGAAACTTTACCGCCTTTAATTGTTCGGTATGTATTTTATAATATAAGATACATTATATACTATATACATTGTATTATTAATTATATAATATATTATATAAGATATATTGTATTATAAAATAAATAATGTATATTATATTATATGCGGACTACTTTACCAAAGTATGTTAGCCCTTAATTGTGTGTCGGTTGTTATGTTCTGCAAATGAGTGAAGGATAAATTGTATTCATAAATAAAGTAAATAAACTAGCCCAATAAGTACCTAATTTAACATAATGGTAATTATAAGACAATCGTACCATTGAATATCAGTGTGTTATATATGTTAATTTATACCACTATACCCCCTACCTTGTTTTTTCGTGTAAATGATGTTACAACGCCAATGTGCCCTTCATATTTTTGATATAAAACATTGTTTTCACCAATTTTAATATTTGTTCTATTATTTAGAATTATTGTTGTAGTTTTGACTTATGATACTTGGTAAAGCCTCTTGTAAAACGTAACCAAGTTTTGCCAAGGTTGGGTGATTAAGAACCTTGTATCGACTAAATAAGCACAAATTTTAAACTATGAAAGATACATTTGGTAAGAAAGAATATCAATGCAAGTGTGGAGTAGTCCAGGAGGAGTATGTTTGGAGCAGTCAGATTAGGGAGGTGCAGTTTGAGTGTGGTAAGTGTGGAGCTTGGATGGGTCACAATAACCTAAAGGTGAAGAGTAAGGTGGGAATTATATCAATTAGAACGCCAACCAAAAACCGATAATATGAAATTTAGAAAAAAGCCAGTAGAGATTGAAGCAATGCAATTAAATACAAATTACGATTCTATAGTAAATTGTGTAGAGTTTGTTTTTAATATTGGCATGGATTCAAGTATGATAGGTGAAGCTGCAACAGTAAAAAGAGTGCAAGATGAACAAGGTTTTTTAATACCAACTTTAGAAGGTGAAATGAAAGCATCTTTTGGAGATTTTATAATTAAGGGTGTTAAAGGAGAATTTTATCCTTGTAAACCAGATATTTTTGAAATGACTTACGAACCAGTAAACGATTAACTATGAATGCAGAGTTTAAGGACATAACTAAAGAAGCATTTATCATTGCTTATAGGGAGAATTTTGGAAATATTACCATAGCTTGTCAAGCGTGTGGAATTAGTAGGACTATGTATCAGAATTGGATGAAGAATGATACTGAGTTTAAGAAGGCTTTGGCTGAAATAGAGCCAGAGGAGATTATGCTTGACTGGGGGGAGCACAAGTTGATGGAGAGGATAACCAAGGGTGATACATTGGCTACCATGTTCTTGCTAAAGACTAAGGGCAAGAGAAGAGGGTACATTGAAAAGACTGAGGTGGCTCATGAAGGAGATGTGGTGAAGCAGATTACGGTAAACGTAGTGAAGCCATCAGAATTACCTAACTTGCAGAAGCAACTTGATGGTGATGAGAATATAATAAACTTCGATACTCAGAAAGATAACAGCTTTACTGTTCCAGCCACATTGGCTTCCGAGGTACCAGAGATTCCATTATATGACCATAGCAAAGGTGAGTTGTTAGATATGAACGACCAAGATGAGTTCGAGGAGTAAAGTTTTCTATTGGTAAACTTTGTGTCACAATTTTATATAAATATGTGACATACTCAGTAGTAATACTACGCCAATTACGGAAATTATAAACTCTTGTTGTACCTAAATTAGAAATATATGTTTTTTTTGCATGAAATAACAGAAAAATTTATGCAGTTTTTGTTTAATTAGAAATATATATCTAAATAAGTTAAATCAATTTTACTTAATGTGTCATAAAAGGCACTTTTTGACTTATGTTTGTCCGATATAAGTCACATTAGGGCCTACCCTTTATAAAACCAAAAAGTATTAACTTCGTTTTTACCAAAGCCAATTTTTTAATTTTTCCCTAATGCCCTATGAACGTAACCACAAACATCGTTTTCGAAATACTGCAAAACAGCCAAAAAAAAATATCTGTTATGCAAGGCGGAACAAGGTCTGGCAAAACCTACAATGTATTGACCTGGTTTATCGTAAAATTGCTACAAGAAAAAGGGAAGACACTAACTATCTGCCGTTCATCGTTGCCATCCATAAAAGGCTCAGTAATGAGAGACTTTATAGAAATTCTGTCGAAATATGGCCTATACTCAGAAGAAAAGCACAACAAGTCAGAAAATCTTTACTTCTTAGGAGGCAATACCGTAGAGTTTGTCTCTACAGACCAGCCACAAAAAATAAGAGGTCGTAAAAGAAACTATCTGTTTATTAACGAGGCCAACGAGGTGAACTACGAATCTTGGATGCAGTTAGCCCTAAGAACCACAGATAAGATTGTTTTGGACTACAACCCTTCAGATTACTACTCTTGGATATACGACAAGGTTATTACCAGAGAAGATACCGACTTTACCATCACTACCTACAAAGACAATCCATTCCTTGAGAAATCATTGGTAGAGGAGATTGAGAGACTAAAGGATGCCGACCATGAATATTGGAGAGTTTATGGTTTAGGTGAAAGAGCAATATCAGAGGCAACTATTTATACCCATTGGAAACGCAGAAGAAACTTCCCAGAAGGAGGGGAAATATTTTATGGACTGGATTTTGGCTACAACAATCAAACCGCACTGGTGCGTATCAAACACTTCGATAACGAGATGTTTGTGGAGCAACTCATCTACGAAACTAAAATGTCCACATCACTACTCATCGATAGGCTAAAGGCTTTTGGCTTTGACAGACGCACAGAGATATTTGCCGATGCCGCTGAACCCAAGACCATAGCTGAGATTAATAAGGCTGGATTTAGCCTTAAATCGGCCGTTAAAGACGTTTTTGCTGGTATCAACAAGGTAAAGTCATTTCCGCTGATAGTTAAAAGCGATTCCTTAGATTTGTTAGATGAACTTAAAAACTATAAATGGAAAACTGACAACGATGGCAATACGTTGGATGAACCAGTTAAGTTTAGAGACCACTTGATGGATGCCATGAGGTATGCCATATACTCAAAATTTGCCAAACCAAAAAGAGGCTGGGTAGTATAGGCTAAAAATTTGTTACTTTTGTAAAAATATCATATAGCGTGAAATTAACTGACATATTCGGAGCCATTAACCCTTTTAACCAAAAGGCACAAGCTCCTAATGGAATGATACAAGTTACCAGTCCATTTGCTGATTTTGGAGGATTACTTGCTGGAAGAACTTTATATCCAGAACTTAATCAAAGAAAATTCGTAAACGATTACGATAACAATAGTGAGGTGTATGCCATCATTAAGCGTATCTCTAAGACTGTATCTTCTGTTCCATTTTACGTTTATAGCGTTAAGGATAAGAAATCCCTTACTCGCTATACAGCACTCACTAAAAACGCAACAACTACTCAAGACTTAGCTAAGGCCGAGTTGGTAAGAGTTAAGGCTGTTGACGAGATTGCTGATTCTCCTTTAAACAGCTTATTAGAAAAACCAAACGAATATCAATCTCTTTCTGAGTTTGTTGAAAGCGTTATTGGTTATAAACTTATTTGCGGCAATTCTTTTGTATGGGCTAACCGATTAGAAAACGGTAAGGTTCAAGAATTAGTCGTGCTCCCTCCGCAATACATGGCCATCATATCTGATGGTACTATCAATGGGGTTGAAGGTTATTCTTTTACACTTGTTGGATGGGATTTCTTAGATGCGAAAGACGTAATCCATCTAAAATACTTCAACCCTTACTTCGACACTAACGGTTCTCAATTATACGGACTTAGCCCATTACAAGCTGCTTACAGAACTGTACAGCGTAGCAACGATGCGAAAGATACATCTGTTGGTATGTTACAGAACCAAGGCCCTAAAGGTATCTTGTATGCTGATGAGTCAAATAACTTTGGACAAGAAGAAGCTGGTAAGTTGAAAGAAGATTTCTACAACCAGTACGGAACAAAGACTCAAGGCAGTATCGTACAGAACGCTGGTAAGATTTTGATTGCTGGTGCTAAGTTAGGCTGGGTTAACATGGGATTGTCTCCTATCGACCTTCAGCTTTTAGAATCTGAGAAAGTTACCCTTAGAGAACTTTGTAATGTGTACGGTGTAAACTCTGCACTATTTAACGACCCAGATAACAAGACTTACAATAACATGAAGGAAGCTAAGAAGGAAATGCTTACGCAAGTAGTACTTCCAGAATTAGTCGCACTTCGTGATGCGTTCAATAGATTCTTTGCTACAGAAATCGGAAACGGATATTATATCGACTTCGACTTAACGGTATTCCCAGAGTTGCAAGAAGATATGAAAGAACTTTCTGCTATCCTTTCTCAATCATGGTGGATTACTCCTAACGAGAAAAGAGCAGCAATGCGTTATGACACTATCCAAGATGAAGTGATGAATGAGATATTTATTCCAGCAGGTTACTTACCTATCGATGAACTGACTATGTTGCAAGACCCAAGAGATGCTCAACAACAAGGAGATTACAATGTACCGCCAGTGAAGAACGAAGGTTTTTTTTTGAGCAAGAACGAAAAGATTGATGAGGTTTATTCAAAGTATAAGTCTGTTACCAACATGAGCTATGCAGAATTAGAAGCATGGTCTAAGACAGAATGTTCTAAGAAGGCTTCATTAGATAGAAGCCCAATAGAAAGAAACCTTGCATTGCTTTCTAAAAACAAAGAAGATTGGGATGCAGATGATGCTAAAAATGCAAACAGAACAATCAGCTTTGTAAGCAGAATGAAAGGAGCAGAACAAGGAGAACCAGCATCAGAAGGATGCCCTTCTAAAAGAGATATATCATTAAAGAACTGGGCTTACGACCCTTCAAAATAATAACTATGGAACTTAAATCATTTGATGAAGCCTTTAAGGTTGTAGAAGATAATTTATCAGAGAAGCGAGTAAACAAGACTAACCCAAAAGGTATCAGTCATGCAAA